GTGTAGTATCTTATACCTTCGATAGTTGTTGTCTCAACATCTTCAGAAGTGTACATTAAGTCACCCTGTAAAACGTCTTTGATGCCCAACTTGGAAAATTCTGAAAGAGCGACTTGAAACTTACTGTTCAAAGAACCAGATAGTCCATCGTCATTAATCTCTTGAGAAGTCTTGTATAGTTTTGGTTTTGCGTTGAATACTGATTTCTTTGCAACAAAGAACTTACCATCGGCAGGGTCGATACCAGCGAATATTGCTGGAGCACCGTCCCATTTGACAGTCATATTTACAGATGTCCTTGAAGCACCCGCCAACATATCTCTTAATGAACGAACAAAGTTAATTGCTGCTCTGCCTCCTGGCACTCCGAAATTCAAAATTTCGTCTTCGATATGTTCTAGATGAAGGTTTTTCCCACCTTTGTCTTCAGTGAGATACCCAGAAAAATTTAACATTTAGCACCGTTTCCATTCATACAAAAATTATTACAATTCTATTTATAACGAAACGTACTTAGAACTTCATATCAGTGAACTTGTCATACCTTGCGTGTTGCCCTTTATCAAAGGCTGGAGTATCATCTTGTCCACTATCAACAATGTCGTGTTGCGCTTCTTGTTCACAATCATACAACTTCATTTTACTTCTGTCAATACCTACGACAAACCTTTTATTTGTACCCAAGTCATTGTAGCGATTCTTCAACTGTTTAATCATCAACTGATTGAGTCCTTCTAACTCTTCAGTAGAGATTAGTGCAAACATTAAGTCAGCAGTTGCAGGCAAACCAAATGATTCTGAAGTATCTTCTAGTCCAACATCAGAGTTTGCAAAACCACCACGAGTAGTCTGGGTTGCAGACATGATAGGTAGATTTGTTTCGACAGCAAGTCCACGAAGTTCTTCGGCAATTGCCTTAATGTAGAAGTAAGAACCTACACTTGCATTTCCCTTAAAACGAGAGGAACTACATATATTTAGGTAGTCAATAAATATGATATCTGGAGAGAAAGACTTCTTCAATGCCAGTTCTTTAATCAAACTACGGAAGTGTCCAGAGTGGGCAGATGCAGTCGGGTATTCTTTAATAACCAGTTTACCACTAGTCTTAGAATTAATCTTCTCAAGTTTAGATTCAAACATTGCCTTAGGAAGATTATGCAAATCATCCATTGAGATATTCATCAGGTTAGCATCAATACGTTCTGCAATGCGTTCTTCTGCCATCTCCATAGTAATGTATAATACATTCTTACCTTGCATCAGTGTTGATGCAGCCATGTGACACATGAACAACGATTTACCAACACCAGTACCAGCAAGGGCAATGTTCAAGGTTTTGTTTGGAAGTCCACCTTTTGTAATCTTGTTGAAATACTCTAAGTCAAATTCTAGTTTCTCTTCTTTCTTGTGATAGAACTCAAATCGTTCATCTGCATTTTCAATATAGTCGTGTCCAATGTGTTGATCAAAACCTACTGCAAGTGCTTCAGATAGAATGGATGGAATTGCTTCTTGTGTATGTTCTTTGTCTTTGCCCTCAATTATCTGTATACCAGATAAGATTGCATTGTATACCGCTTTGTCCTTACAGAACTTTTCGGTAGTATTAACTAACCACTGCATATCAACTTCAGCTTCTTTGAGAGATTCAATAACCTCTACAACCTTCTGAAATTCATTACCGTTTAAGTCTTTTCTATGATCAAGTTCAATGGACAAGGTTTCCTTTGTAGCCATCGCCTGATACTTATCCATGAAGTTATAAATCTCTTCAAAGAGTATTCTATCAGTCTTGTCTTGAAAATATTCACCCTTAATGAAAGGTAATACCCTACGGGCATAATCCTCATTGTAGATTAAATTACTAAATATTGTCTTTTCTATTGTCATCGTTTGCATCTGTAAAACTACCCTCATCTATATTGCTATCAATCAAATCACTTAGGATATCACCAATGAGATTGAAAAAATCATCAGTGAAGCATTCTTTACCAAGTCCATTAGAGTCTAACAGATTCCACTCAAATTGTAAAGAGGCTTTGTCATTATTTTCGTCTTCTTCTATAGAAACTTTGCCGTATTCATATACGACACCCTGCCACATCCCTGCTTTTTCTGTAAGTCCTATTCCTGTCCAAGACTTGTCCTTGTTTTCAACATAGGTATAATACTCGCTCATATTAGACATAATGTAAATAACTTCCTATAATATATTTTGGTTTATTGATTGGTTTGCGTCCAGCATGTAGGTGTGTCCATAATGGTGGAAACATTAACATTCTCCCTGTCTTTGGTTGAACAGAAATATTGAACTGTGGAAACTCTGTATGTCCACCTTCATTGTCATCTAGATACAAGAAGAAAACCAAGAACCTTGGCGCACTATCAATACTACCCACATCGACATGATTATCAAATTCATCAATGTCATTAGGCATGTATCTTTTTAATCTAAAGTTTTCGAATGCAAACTTTGGTGGAAACATTCTTTCTGTGACATCAGAATCCTTCATATACTTATCAATGTAAGAGTAGAAAACCTCTTGAAGTTTTTCTTCAAAAGGCTTCCACTGTTCGTGAAGTTGCATAGTTACTTGTTTAAAAGAACGGTGTCCATCAAGAACAACATCCTCATGGTGTTGAGGATATCGTTCAAACATGGCAATGAGTTGTTTTGATAACGACTCAGAGATTACGTTCTCATACGTCTGTACTAGGTGCTTCATCTTCTGGGGTGTCCTCAACTTCTGGTACATATTGCCCATACTTAAACTCTTTACCAGCAGCAACGTCTAGTTGTTGCATGATATCTTCTGTAAAGTATTTCTCTGGATTGTTATTAATAGTCTTACCAAAGGTCTTTGTACCATCAGGCAACTCAATACGAGTTGATACTGACTTAAAGATGTCATACTTAATTGCTAATTCTAACAGTCCATAATACCTGTCTAACCCACGTTCATACATCAGACGTACATCTACCATCTTATGTTCTATGGTCAAGCGAGACTTAGCATTCTTACAGTGAATGATGTTACCAACAACGGCAGTTCCATCCTTCTCTTTCTTCTTAGAAAGATATACGATAGATGAAGCAGCATACTTCAGTCCAGAACCACCACCCATTTCTTTGGTAGGGAACATAGAACCAACTACATCATATGTGTGATTGGTGACAATCATAGGTACTTTTGCTTTACCTAGTTTCAATGTCAGTACACGAAAGGTAGCCTTGACTATCTGTGCCCGTGTCATATCTTTAGTCTCTTTACCTTCAGCAGTATCTTCTACTTCTTTAGTTGTAGATAACATACCAAGTGAATCTAGACACAGCAACATAGGAGCACGTTGTCCTTCTGGTGTTTCTAGATACTTGTCTACAATTTTAAGAGATTGAGTTCTAAACTCTTGTACTGTGGTAACAGGTAAAATAACCATACGATGTGGGTCGATACCCCTATCAATTACCATCTGTTTTGTAATAGCAGATTCAGACTCAAAATACAAAACACCCGCTTGTGGGTTTGCATCAAGGAATGCCTTAACCATGCCCATGATAAAGAACGTCTTACCTGTGGCACTCTCGCCTGCAATAGCAGTAATCTTATTGGCAGCAAGTCCACCATAGATACTACCAGACAGTAGAGCGTTGAAGATATAAGAACCAGTGTCAATAAACGAATCTACATCTCCTGCCTCTACACCTTCACTTACTAATGCAGCGTATTCATTGCCCGCTGTCTTGGCAATATCTTTCAAAAAGTCCAATTATAAATCTCCTTCTTCTCTGTTTTCAGAACGGAATGAATCAAACCCATCAGGGTATCGTGATTCAAGTTTGTCTGTGTTCATATATATGATTTCCTCTATATTAGTTTCTAGAGCAATACACCCTTGAACGAGATACCACAATATATCACCTAACTCTCGTTTGGCGTGCCATACTGTATGTTCATCCATAGGTTTCCCTTGGAATAAACACTTCTTAACGATCTCAATAAATTCACCACTCTCAGCACTTAAGCCCATTGCAGCAGTAATTAGACGTTCTGGGGGAACACCGTGTTCATCAATAATGTCTAAGGCATCACCAAATGCATCTGGGTCTTTCGACTCATCGCTGGTGACTGCATCAACAAATCTTTGGTAGTCTAGTAGTAAAGTTTCATCAATCATATCGTATCTCCTTCATAGTTTTTTTCATTGTATATATAATACCATATTATATCGCTATTGTCAAGAGAGAATTACACTTTTTTGTGGAACTTGAATTCCAGTAGTTTGTGTCTGCCATCCTGTAGCAATCTCATTCATAGTAGGAAGTACAAAAGCGACACAAGTTTTATTGAACTGTAATGTCCCATCAACTTTCTCACCTGTCATACAAACACCATCCACTAATCCAACACCTTTATCATTCACTTGAACCAAGCGAGGGCGTTCAATAGTATAGGACACCATATCATCTGTAATGTACCTACCAATTACTTCTGCACCATTTGTCAGTACAACCGTTACAATATCATTCTCTTTCATTTCGTTTCCTTTTTAATTAATCTTTCCAACAGTATGTTGGGTTAGAGCCGTTTACATCATATATGTTTGGATGATTCATAAGAGCACGCCGATATGGTGTCCACTTAATTCCTCTACCCCAACACAACCAATTCATCAAATCTATCTTTCTAACTTCTTTGTTAGTTTTGATATATTCAACAATTTCTTTGAACTTGTCACTATCACCCATTACCTTTTGTCTGGATAGTAAGTCGTTCATATATTCATTCATCTCTATAATCTTATCTTTGTATATTAGAGTTTCATAAATGCATTCAAGAGCATTTTCTGCTTCTTCGTCCCTAAAATGAGGATCGTCCAAATATGTATTCAACAACATAAGTGCTTCATGGTCATCTTTGAAGAAATCTCCCTTCGGGTTTAGTTCGTGATAATAGCCAGCATCATACATGACATAAGGCACGCCACGCATCATCCCATCTGTAGTTGATACACTCCATCCGCCATAACTTTGTTTAGGAGAAAATCCTACATAACAACTTTCCAGTTCCTTGTAGTATCCTTCTTTATCAAACTTTGTTGTAACAACATATTCACGATTAGGTTTATCTAATAGTGGAATCCAAACTTTAAAGTCCTGTCGTAGTTCCCACAACTTATCACACACAGCAATAAATTCTTTGAAGTGTTTATAAGTATCAGGGCGGTGGTTAAACACAATAGTTTTGATATCAGATGTGATATCACTTTTGGACACGGCCATAGGTTTAATATCATTAATGATATCGTTTGCATTAACACCCAAGTGTTGAACAGTTAAGATTTCATCAAGTTTGGTAATAGTCTTTGTATTAAATGTATCACTCGCTTGTTCTAATACCAAGTTTTTTTGAAATTGTGTATTGATATAACATCTATCATACTCTAATAGCCCAGTCATGTTTTGTAGGAAACTATCTTTAGGCCATGCAACAACATCTTTTAAGTCGAACCAATGTGAATAGCCTGTCACTGGAGGCATATGGTGTGTCACATTGTAAAGTGTATTGACAAGTTGGTGCGTGTGTTCAGGCAAGTGTGACATAACAAGATCAAAGTCAAAACTATTGTTAAGCATCTTTCGTACTACATCTACTTTGAAATTTGACCTTTGGGTCGGTGGATAAGTTTCGAAGTCCATGTACCACTGCGTTACATTATCAAACTGCAACGAGGGAACTGGACAAGGAAGAATCATATAATGCCACAAGTCATCACGAATTTCATTCAAAAGTTTAATCTGATTCTTGGCCACTTGAATATATGAATCTTTCTCCAAGTCCTTCATAAATGTAATATTTGGCCACCAAAGCACCCTAACAGTCTTTTGAAGTTTTTGTTCTTGTCCTAGTTCAAATAGGTTCATTAAAAAGATTCCATGACTTCAATGTGTTCATTGTCCAATAAAATAGACTTTAATCCATTATCATCTTTTAATACTTTTGTTGCAATATTATATGCAATAGACATAAAAGCGGCAGCATTTATTCTAGGATTAGTTATAGTCTTTGGTAAATTAGTCTTTGCATATTCTCTCAGAGAATCACGAACATCATCATAGTCATAATAATCTTCAAACCCATCTACATTCAATAGCGTGGCAAGTCCAGCAAGTCCATATCCAAGAACTTGTGGTTGGTCATTCCATGCATATGTATAAAGTTTAGATGCTTTTATAATAGTTTCATGTGGTATTTTTGCATATATTTCTTGAAAGGCCTTTAGTCCGCCCAAAACTTTACTATTAACTGGGTTCAATCCCTCTACATCCAAATTACATCTCTGTAACAAATCTAGTTGAGCCATAGCTAAAGGATCTTTATATGCAATCATGGATTTGAAGATTTCTTCATTAGCCATCTTTTCTGCATCTGCATTCCTAATTTTGAAAAACCTTGCTTCTTTTTCTTGACAATCGGATTCATATGACTTGTTTTCATGTCTGTACATGGCCGCAGTGATTTTTTCTCCACCACACATTCCTACCATAATACATCTACGCAATCCATCCCATACAAACATTTTATCAGAACAGGGGCGATAGGCAACATCAATTGATCCAGCAACATCTTTATCAAAACCACTAATTGCTTTTAATTTATTAATAATTTTTGTTAGTCGGATTCTTCGTTGATAAGACATATCAACATACAGATCACTCAGTGCGACAGTTTGTCCCTGATAATCGTCCGAAACCATTTTGAATGAATCTGTGGTATCAGTGTGGTGATTGCACACTTGTCTAATAGTATCTATTATTTCTTGGATGCTATAAGTTTTACCGATTTGTAATGTAGCAAGGACAGCTGCTATCTCTGATTTTTTAGATGATTTAATAATCATTTTCTTCTCCTAGTGTATCTGTTACAGATACGGTTATGTGTAATACGTTATGTATTACATTCTTATTTATAGTATCTATTATACCCCTTTATAGGGCATCTGTCAACAAGTTATTTGATTTTATTTCTTAAACTTGAGGATGAGAAAGAGTGCTGTCTAGATGTGTAGAACACTTCAATTGGCAAATCACTACCAGTGAATTCCCTGTCTCTATAATCCTCTCCGACAAACCTAGTGTCAATCGGTTGAGACTGTAGCAAGTCCACCAGACTTTGTTC